TTCCTAAAGGAAACAAAATGGTATTAACTACTCCCGAACAAATCAATGCTTATCGTCTTCGTTGCTTAAGACAAGGTCTTAAACTGGAGATGAAAGGTATGCGACTCACCTCTAAAGGTAAGACTTGCTATGCAATTCTTAAAGGGATGGGTTACAAAGGCACGAAGCAACAGGTGTTTGATGCAGTCACTATCGACAGTGAAAATGCACTGGCTGAAGCAATCAATTCCTGAAAGGAAACAACATGGAAATGATAGTTGAAATCAGAAGCGTCTACGGAGTAGAACAAGTCTATCCTGTATGTAACAAAGCAAAGCTTTTTGCTTCCATTGCAGGGACTAAAACCCTCACTCACAAAGTGATGATTGACATTGCTTCGCTTGGTTACTTAGTAACTCTGAAGCAACCCACATTGAACTTCCTAAAGGAAACAACATGACAGATAAAGAAATGCAAATGTATGGATGTGACTTCCAAGCTTTCAAAGAAAGCGTGAAGGACAGTCTCACTTACAAGATATCAGGTGGTGTGATGGTGCTTGCCGGACTGCTGTCCGATGCACAGGAACTGATGGCAATGGGTGACACTGAGACTGCTAGGAAATATCTCAACAGAGCTAAGGCTCTGATGTTTGATATGAGGTATACAGGGAAGTTGACATTCCTTCCGAAGGAAGGTGAATGACATGGAATATGTAATAGGTGTGCTCTGCTTTGCAGCATTTGTTGCTGTAAAGTTTTGGTTATTAACTAAGCTTTCCTGAAAGGAAACACAATGAAAGTATCTGAATTGATTGCCCTCTTGCAACAGCAAGATGGAGATGCCGATGTGCATTATGCTTATGGAGCAGGGGACTACTGGAGGACACAGTTGTGTCCCACTGTGAGCCGAGTGTATGAAGGCTCTGTGGCACAGAGTGAGTATCATCGTATGGACAAACTCATCGAAGATGATATCGATGATGCTGAGATTCGTACAGTGGTTGTGATTGATTAATTCCTGAAAGGAAATATTATGGGATACGGAATGTTTACCAGTCATGGTAATGAGGTGGTGCATGAGCTTGTTACATTTGCTAAGAAGCATATGCTTAATGAGAAGTCTGTGGTTGCCATGTTAGTGGCACTGAGTAAGAATGAAACATTCTCCGAAGCCACTGACACTGTGGTGAGAGAGAGAGTTTTGATAGCAACAACTTCCTGAAAGGAAACAACATGGCATACCAAGGTGGTGCAATAAGAGTGTTCGTATACTTCAACCTTCACAAGAAATGCTTCAGCATTAAGGCACTGGAAGGGGAGCGAAAGGGTTTAGTGATAGCCCATCGTGACCTTGTCATACTTACAAAGTGTAAGTTTAAAGTGTCCGAAGCAGGGCGACAGAGGGTTCTTCGAGAGAAGAAAAAGAATGTCCATGCCGGAGTCACTGGCCTTTGGGGTGCTAGTGCCACAGGGATCATTGAACCTGCTGAGCTTTACTTTCTTGAGTTGTTCGGTAGGCGTGTTACTTATAACCCTTATAAGTATTCAAGCTTCGTCATCAAAACCACTGAGCAATCAGTGGATGTTGCTGATGTGGTAGGAATGAATGTGTTTGCTGATGCCGAAGGCACTAAGCGTGGTGCAATTTACATGAGGGATTTCAAATGACAGAGTCATTCGCTAGTAAGGTAGCTTCATGGAAACATCAAGCACCAGTTGCAACAATTACCATTGGTAATGTCACATTGCTCTATCAATGGGGCTTTGAGAAAAAGGGAGGATCTTGGGCTTGTTATAACGCTCCCTTTGATTTTGAAGGGTATGACGAATTCAAATACTTTACTAAATTAATAAGGCAAAACCGCATTGCATCAAAAGAGTTATGCTTTATTGATGAACTGTTAAAGGCAATGGAAACAAATCCTTATAAGGAAACAACATGAGAAAGATACTTGCGAAGCATGGCTACGAAGTGTGGGCTAGATGGGAAAGCGAAGCTGAAATATTTGAGTTGTTCTCTGACTCAGATGCAGTGGGTTACATTGGTTTTGCCGAGTCGATAGCAGAGGCTATCAAGATAGGCACTTGGCATATTGAAGAACAACATTCGGAGGCAACATGGAACGGATCATGAAGGCTAGATACAAAGGTATCTGTTGCAAGACAGGGGCAATCATTAATGTCGGTGACATTATTGTTTACGATTCATCCACTAGGAAGGCATGGCTGACAGTGGATGAGGACAGGATGGTGGTACATGTTTGCTGTAGGTGACATGACTACCTTCCTGATACTGGAGACAGGATGGTCTAGGTACAAGTATGACATTGACATTGCTAAGGCACTGGGCGATGTAGACTTCGAGCTAACTGAGGATGAAATCCTCGACTTCTATTATGCAACCATTAATTTTCCAAGGAATAATTATGGAACATAAACAGCTAAGCTTTGACTTAACTGAGTGTGACACTGCCATGATTCATATCAGGGCAAGAGACGCAATCACCTATGGTGAATACTATGGTGACCTAGACTACGCCATTGAATGTGAGTGGCGGTACTTCGAAGATGAGATAAACTTTTCCTGAAAGGAACTAACATGGGCTTAGATATGTATGCATTCAGTGTGGATGTTGAGGTAGCAAGGGGTGGTGTCGTTGATGTGGCACTAGATGTTGACACTGCTACCGAGATTTTCTACTGGCGAAAGTTCAATGCTTTGCATGGTTGGATGGAGGATTTGTACCGCCAAAAGCGTGGCCTTCGACATGACTTCAACTGCACTACAGTGAGGCTCACTGCTAACGATCTTGATCGTTTAGAGATGGACACTGGCAACAACAAGCTAGTGCCTGTCAATGGGTTCTTCTTCGGTGCTCAAGAGATAGACTCCGAAGATCTTGAGAGTGTCAGTGACTTCATCAAGGTGGCAAGGCAAGCCCTTGCTGATGGCAAGGCAGTGTTCTACGATTCATGGTGGTGATATGCAGTTTAAAAACACAGACTACACAGGGAAGATTACCCTACACACAACAGAAGAATTTCTGTTGGAAGTTAACAGAGATAGGTCTGAACACTGGACAGACTACACTGTTGAAGATGCTCAACAATTTCCACAAGAAATTATTGATGAGTGGATGAATGATTCATACAGCAAATGGGAGATCGTATGAGATACAGATACAAATTCATTGTGTGCTATCCCAATAGCACTAGCCCTGTTGCTTCTTTCAAGACATTGAAAGCAGCGAGAGCACACTCAGACAAGATCGTTGAGGATCAGATGTTTGAGCATCAATTCTTTGGTAACAAAGTTTACCTACCCTTCATTAAGCGAGAACTAATCCTGAAAGGAAACACAAATGGATAGGAAAGAAATACTGCGTAGAGAGGCATTCAATCTACTGGATAGCCACTTCATTTGGATGGGCAATCTGAATGACAAGCGTACCCTGCAAGACTATCGTCTTCACCCCTACTATGCCAAGAGCATGGAAGATGTAGCGAATAGCATTGTGACACTGGCACTGGAATACAAAGGAGAATCAGCATGAACATGAAGATCAGTGAAAGGTTTGCCCTCAACCAGTGGCTCTCCGGCTACCCCGACAACTTCTCTTATGCAGACATCTTGAAGAAGCTTGGCTGTGAGGATGTCACAGTGTGGAAAGTACTTGATGGTTATGTAACACATGAGATTGCTGTCATCATTGAAGACACTCGGAAACAATTCGAGAGTAGTGCTGATGACTTATGTCATAGCATTAAGTTGAGTGATGCTATGGAAGGAGCATGTGATGACTGAGCAACACAAAGTAGATAGCCCTTGGCCTTCGTTGTACACCAAGCGATACAAAGTGGTGGCGAAGATGACAACATACTTGTATGTTTATGTTAATGCCTGTAGCAATGTCGAGGCTTTGGATACAGCTAAGGACATTGATGGAGGTGAGTTCATCCCCTTCGATCAAGGCATTGTGCAGGGTGGTGATTGGGAAATAGTGGGAGCAACTTTAGAGGTGAGCAAATGAGCAAGATAGAATTTACTGCAGACTTTTTTGGTAGGTGTTATGTAAACACCCTGCCCAACCTTGCTAAAGCAATGAAGCCTAAGCAAGTAGCATCCACCTTCTACACCCCGAAGACGAAGGGCTACTATGCCTTCATCAAGGGCATGGAAAAGGAACTGGCTAACCCAACAACTCTCAAGGGAGACAAGCATGAGTGAGCAACAGAAAGAACTTAACAAGTTAAGGAAGGCACTGCGCTTACTATCACAATCGGCTGACAAGTACATCGAAGATGGTAGTTGGATTGATACATTGAGTGGTGACATTGAATATGCAAAACAAGTTTTAAAGGAAACGAAATGAAACTGACAGTAGAAACCTTGGATAACTTTGTTAACTCCACAGTGATTAACATTGGTAAGAACAATGGGTATGTTGAGTGCTACCTTGACTCCGTCATGGAGAACACAGTGTTGCACTTGTATGTGTATAACAAACAAGGTGATGAGGTGCATAGGTACATCGTCCCTGTGAAGGAGATGACATGAACATCTACACACAATGGATTGTTGATCAGCTAAGTTGCACTGTGCCACAGGCAATTCAGATTCAGGATACGATGGCTACATTCCTAGACTTCAGCGAATGTACTAAGTATGAATTTAAACAGGCAGTGAAGGACGCTGTCGAAATCATTAAGGAAACAACATGAGAGATCCTTGGAAAGATAAATACTTTGGCCCTGTGGAAGAGGTGTTCATACCTAACAAAGTGCTACCACCACCATACACCCTGCACTGGGAGTTCAGCAATGGACATGGATGGCAACACTCTTTCGATGAAAGAGGACAGATGGAAACATACATGACTAAGTGTGGACTCAAGTCACACCCTAACATCGTGAAGCTAAACTATCTAGTGGGTGCTACTGGTAAGACAGTGGTGTTGGCAGGAACCATTGAGGAACTAACAAGATGATAAAGAAAAGCAAGATGTTCACCATCATTATGTACACCGATGCCGGACATGGATGGGCTAAGGTGAAGCGTAAGGTGTTAGAGAACCTGAGCATTGCCCCTGATGTAAGCAGCTACAGCTACCAGTACAAGGACAATGTGTACCTTGAGGAAGACTGTGACTTGTCGCTGTTAGTACAGCGGTTACACGATGATGGCGTAGCTATTCGATGGGTAAACAAACACACTGATGGTGACAGTAAAATTAAATCTTATGAAAGATATGCATATGTACAAGATACAAACCAGACTGCGTGACAAGTGGTACTGCCTAGAGTTTGATGTGACAGACAGTGGCAACTACAAGCCAAGGCGTTATGCCACACTACCTGATGCATCAAATGCACTGGAACGCTACCTTGATGGCTTGTTCTTTGCCAACAGGGAACAAGTAGGCTTAGGAAACTTTCGTATAGTAAAGGAATGAAATGAATACAAAGATGTTAAAGCATGTTCGCACCCTGTTCAACACCGAAGGTGTAGAGAAGCGTATCAACAGACACAACCAACGGCAATGGGTGAAGAGCATTAGGCACTTGGGTGACAAGTGGTTGTTAGCTACACCAGTACAACGGAAGGAAGATGTAAATGGGTAAGCTTCCTATTCCTGAAGAGAACCCAGTGTGGCCTTTCCCTTCCCCTGCCCCTCAACCATCGGAGGCTAGACATGAGTGACATGGAAATGTATACTTGGTTCTTTGCATGTTGGTGCATAGCAATGGTGGCTATATGGATGTAGACCTTAGCTATCAGCTAGGCTTTGTACATGGCCTCCGCAACTTAGGCATCAACTATCAGTGGATGAGCAGGGACTACATCAAGGGCTATGCCAAAGGCACTGAGATGAAACGACTACACCTATTACAGGAGGAAAATTATGTTAAGCGAAGTGGACATCAGGGACTTCGACAAGCAACCAGTGCAACCGCTGTACTCAGTGAAGCCTAAAAGCTATGTACAATGCCCTCGCACTGAGGCTGTCTACTACTTCGATCACATCGATGGCATGTATAGCTACTGCCTAGATATGTTCGGAGACACTATTCATCTAGCCGCTTGGACAGATGTGATACCTTTGGCTAGAAAGCCCGAGTAAACTGTAGGGGTATTTACACTGCCCCTAATTTTGTGGTTATAATTAAGCGTCAGTTGCTGACACTCATTCACTTTTCTTAAGGAAACATCATGGCTAAACATGTAATCTTCTCTCGCAATGTTAACAATTCTGCTCTCTCTACAGAGCGTATCCAACAACTTGCCCCTGCTGCTTTCAGCACAACCAAGGCTGACCGCCTTACAGATCGTTATGTGTCATTGAACACAAGCGACATCATCACAGTGATGCAAGACTATGGATATGCACCAGTGCAAGCAGCACAAAAGCGTAGCCGTAAGAACAACCCTGCTCACTCAGGTCACATGGTAGCCTTCGCTAAGACATGGGACATTGACTTCGGCACTGCTGACATTCGTCCTGAGATCATCTTGTACAACTCTCACGATGGCACTGGCTCAGTGAGATTGTTTGCAGGTTGCTTCCGCTTCATCTGTGACAATGGCCTCATTGCAGGTGATGGTTTCCAGTCTCGCATCTACCACAGCAAGGCACTGAGTGGCTTTGAAGAGATGCTTAAGAACACTGTGGCTACATTGCCCACCATGATGGAGCGTCTTGAGAGACTGCGTGGTGTGACACTTGACCCACATCAGTCAATCATCATGGCTAAGCGTGGCATTGAGACACGATGGGACATGCTTGAACAGCAGACCAATGGTGTGTATGCTACCCCTCAAACCATTGCTGATGTGTTGAAACTTCACCGCACTCAAGACAACTACATGGATGCATTCACTGTGTTCAACCGCATTCAAGAAGGTGTTATCCGTGGTAATGCATTCGTTAAGAGCCTGTCTGACAAGCACCCCAATGGTGTGACTCGTAAGGCTCGCCCTGTTAGCAGTGTGAGAGAGAACATCCGCATTAACTCAGAGTTGTGGGACATTGCCGAAGATATTGCCTTCGCTTAATCAACTAAGGCAGGGGCTTAGTCCCCTGCATAAAGGAACATATATGTTAAGTAACAAGACAAAAATTGCAGGTTACATGGATGGTGTAAAGGTACTACACATGAACATAGACTGCCTGTGTCCTTGGGAAACCATTCAAAAGATTTGTGATGTGTTGCGTGAAGACATCAACAAGTTAGGTGATGGTATTGATTTTGAAATAACTGTAACGGATACGGACATTTGATGCATAAAGATAATGCGATAGGTATGTTCATGGGATTGTTCATTGGAGATGCACTGGGTGCTCCATTGGAATTCATTCGTCCCGAACATATGACAGAGGTAACATCAGAGATGGTGGGTGGTGGTGTGCATGACACTGCCATTGGTGAGTGGACAGATGATGGTGCTATGGCTGTTGCTATTGCTGATGCTTACATTAGTAAGGGTGGCTTTGCACCAAGCGAGATTGCTGCCAACTTTAAAATGTGGAAGAAGACAGGACACTTTGGCACTAGAGATTATGTCTTTGACATAGGGCGTACTTGTTCAACATCCATTGATGCCATGACTACAGATCGTCCATACATGGGAAGCACAGACTTCTATGCCAGTGGCAATGGAACCATCATGCGACTAGCTCCCATCATGTTAGCCAATCACAATGATGTAGGCTTAGCTATAGCTGAGAGTGTGGCTGTGTCATTGATGACACACGGCACTCACAACATTGTTCAATGTACAGCAGGGTTTGTTTCGGAATGTATGGCAGGAACTAAGTTCCTAAACTACAACCGCATTCGTAACTACAACACAAGGAATGGTGAGCGTACTGTGAACACCATCATGCATGCTTATGCTCAAGCATGGAACAGTGTTGACCTAAGCCACAGCTTTGAGGATGCAGTGGTGCATGCTGTCAACTTAGGCTATGACGCTGACACTGTAGGTGCTGTCACTGGTATGTTGGCAGGACGTATCTATGGGTACAGCAACATGCCTAAGAGATGGCTTAACAAGTTGGTTAAGCATGATGAACTGTTAGCTATGGCTGAAACATTGTATGCACTAGGAGGTGATGATGAATGATTTAAAATTTACAACAGCAGAAAACTATATGGAGAATAACAACATGCAATCAGCTTTCCCTGATCAATACAAAGACGGCATGACATTGCGTGACTACTTCGCAGCTAAGGCTATGGCTATACTGATGACCAGTGCGTGGAGCATTCCACATGCTGAAGTGGCAAGCAAAGCTTATTGGTTTGCTGAACAGATGATGAAGGCAAGGGAACAAGAATGAACAACGAAGCTGTAGCATGGCACTACCCCGATGGTAAGCCAGACCAATGCACAACAGATAAAGCCTATGCAGAGAAAGACCCTGCTTGGACACCGATGTACTACAAGCATGAGTGGGTTGGGCTTACGGATATTGACTACGCAGGATTGCCACTTGAACAAGTTGGACTTGTCCGATGGGCAGAAGCCAAACTCAAGGAGAAGAATACATGACTCTCCCTCGCTATGTTACCTTGGCACAGGCTGCCGAAGGCATAACCAAGTACAGGTACAACCCACCACAGGACGCAGTGGATGCAGGGGTGGTGGCTAGGCGTGTGCTTGGGGAAGACAAAACCAAAGCCTTTGCCTTAGCTGAAGAACTAAATGCTCAGCTAGACAACTGGCGTAAAGAGCTTAGATATCTTAAAGATATCTCTGAGAAGACCAAGGTGGCTGACTTAGTCAAGGCATACAGGAACAACATCACTTACACAAAGCTCAGTGTTAAGGCACAGCGTGACTACATCTACTACCTACAGGGATGGCAGGACAGCAGGGCTAATGGTGTTAGTCTGTACCAGTGTAAGCTTGGTGACTTAGTCACACCCCATTGTCAGAAGATATATGAAACACATGCT